CTTACATGGGACAACAGCAACACGAAGGTTGTTTGGTCTGATGCCTCAGGTGGTGGCGGTGCTCAAGAGAAAGCAATCACAATCCTCGCATCCGGCAACAGCCCACTAGAACTAACAACAAGCCACGGCGTTATCCTTGTGGACACCAGTGCAGGCGCATATCAGGTAAACCTACCAAGCTCAGACTTAGCTGACGGGCAGGTTTGGCACATCAAAGATCAGGATGGAAATGCTTCTGCGAACAATATATCCATCGCGCTTGTAGACACAACAAACGACCGGATTGACGGGTCGACAGCCAACGTCGTCATTAACCAAGACTATGGCTCCGTCACTCTCACCCAATACGAGGTTTCGTCGGGCGTTTACCAATACTTCATCTTGTAGGTGGCACTATGACCGTAGGACTAGGAATACTTGAACCTATTTTTCACCAGCGCAACTACGCGCCTGGGCTGGGCGCGGGGCGTGACACGTTCAACAACGGCGCGAATCAGATGCACATTGCGACGGTAGCCATGCCAAAGGATATGACTACTCGCGATTACATTGTGATGATGTGGGCGGGTACAATCCAGACAGACGGTGACGACCCTGGGTACAAGGTAGAGATAGCAGACGAGGCTGGCAATTCACACAGCACGGCCTGGGAGTACAACAAGGGCTCGTCTATGGCATTCCGTGTAGCCGATTGCACACGATACACAGCCGAAAAAGCAGTTAGCACCGACCTACGCGATTACTGCACAGGCTCGGGCTCTGGTGGTAGCGCAGCCGACGCACACCTTTCTCGGGTGGACCACTACAACGCAAACACCAGCGAGGGGCTTTCGACGGTATACGGGTTCACCATGTTTCTTCGGAGAGGCTGATGACCTACAAGCACCGATATTGCATCCCATTCCTGCAATACAAACGGTCGAATGGGACCACAGACCCTGTCTCTGGTGGTTGGACCAAATCTTGTGGCTCCGACGAGTCCTCGCCAAGCAGCCTGTGGTACTTTGGTTTACCGCTCGGATTAACAACGCGAGACGTGATTCACGTTCGTGTTGGTATTAAAGAGCCGGATGATGTCAACAGAGGGTTCAAACTTTACTTTGCCACTGCGAACACTAGCTATTCCGCAGATGATCTGAAAGAAACATACATCCTAAACCCAAGCGATACAGCCAACGAGGCTAAATACCCTGTAATGCAGATAACGACTCGTGTGAACGCAGACCTTGTTACCGCCAGCGCAAACCACACTGCAATGCGCTCGTGGGTGAGCCCTTCGGAGTCAGGCTCGGGAACGGTGTACATGCACGGGCTATTGGCCTGGGTAGAAAAAAATGTTGGGGGTCCATAATGACGTACAAGCGCGACGACGACGTTATACCACTTTTGTTCTGCAACTACTTGGGTCCGAAGCCTAATGTGGTTATACCGTTTCACCTTCCAGAAGATCTGACAGCCAACGACCGGATTCACCTAAACATCCCGTTTAGAAACAACGCTACCTCTGGAAACATCACGGCGACCGGCCACATCCAGAAAGCAAACGACTCCGACGCAGACTTTGATATCACTGGTACAGGGAATGCGACGGCCTTTAGTACAGCATGGGAGTCCGACGCTAATGTTACCGTCACGGGCTCAAGCGGGTCTTACATGAAGCAAATTGCCCGGTTCGTTTTCTCACCCGACAACGCTGACTACCTCACGCACGCGGCGGCGGGAAAGCTATTTGTGTTTACCATCACGGTAGATAGCGGTGCGCTAACAGCACTGAACTCACACGCATATATTCAAAGGTGCAGATAGTCATGCCAACGCTTAATTTAGGCTTAGTCAGCCCAGGATTTTTCAATGATGGCGACCTCGAAATTAACGGAGAGCAGCTAGGCGCATTAGAGGTTTTAGCGGCTGACTCGGATAACGCACTAGCGGACGCCATAAGCGGCTTTGACAACCTAACAGCCACCGTAAGCGAAACAGGCGAATTGGTGATAGAATGGAGTGGAGTGCTTTCGGTAGACGGCCAAGACCCTACCGGAGGCGGGGCCATAAACGACCTTCAGGCAGGGTCTTACGAATAGGAGTGAAAGATGATCAAGCGGGGAAGCAAGGGTCGCTTGGTTTCGGAGTTGCAGCTAGGGCTTGCAAGGCTCGGATACCACCCAGGACAGGCCGATGGAATATACGGCGGGCTAACAGAACAGGCAGTGGCAGAATTCCAGACAAAAGCACACATTTTGTCCGACGGGGTTTTTGGGCCAATAACACGCGAGGCTTTCAACGCATCTTTGAAGGAAGCTGGCATTGGTGAGCTTAGAGTTGCGATGGAGCAACCAAAGAAGTCGGTCCACGCGGTTCCAGACAAGCTACTAAGATGGGTTCGATGCCCAGCCGACACGGTTGAGGGTTATGCGGGATACTCACGAACCACTCTTCGCGAGGGAGGCGTTGCGGATGCTTACAAGCAGCTACACAAAGAGGTGAAGAGTTTGGGCGGGGTAATCACCTCTGCTGGTGGCAGGCGGTCGCTTTCAAGCAAGGCAAGCCCGTCGCGTTCAAAGTGCAGTATGCACTACCTCGGTAGAGCCTTCGATATGTCAATTTACTCAGGCATGGTGAAGCCTGAGAAAGACCCATTCATAATAACGAAGGATACGACGGACCCTCGCGGAAGAAAGTGGGTTGTCTGGTGCAGGACTGAGAGCATGGATGTTCCCCCAGTTTCACTAGATGCGGTCTACGTGACGAGAGGAAAGAACGCCAAGGGCAGAAAATACACACAAATACACACAAAGCCGGTGACAGCCCGTGCGTTCAACTTCACAGACCTCTGCGCCAAGCACGGGTTCTACAACATCAGTGCTCGCTCATCATTCTTCAGGGGAGGCAGTTTTGGTGGCGCAGAGTGGTGGCATTTTCAGTGGGAGGACGGATTGATTCATGGTAAGACCACATTCGGGCAAGAGCTTTTAAAGGTTTACCCAGTCGAGAAGTGCAAAGAGTTCGTTTATTGGAATGTCGTAAAAGACTTTGTGTTCGGAGAGCATTGGAATTGAGTGAAGACATGCAGCAAATGGTGACGCTTTTCGCGGCTATCGCGGGAGTGATACTGCCAGCCGTATGGCACCTATCCACCCGTATCCAGAGGATACAGGGGTCACAGGAGACTCACTCACGCACAGTCGAAACAAAGCTGGACAACATTGAGGTTGACCTTCGGCACGTTCGGGATGAAATCAAAGCTGCTCGCGAGGGAAGAGCGAATCTTTGGGAGCAATTGAACAGGACACGAACCCGTGTGACGCGGGTGGAAACAGTTGTAGAAATGAAAAAAGGAGAAGGCGCATGAGCGTAACTATCACAAAGACTAATAACATCTCCGCTGAAGGCGATGTCCCGACGCTGGAGCAGACTATTCACGTAACCGCTGCGCCGTCGGTGCCTGTTGCGGCTCCGGCAAAGCCAGATGCGAATGACATTGCTTCTATCGCAATTATTGGTGCGACATGTGCAGTCATTGCCTACGGCTGCACTCAGGTGATTAAGTCGTTCTGCCAAGATCTGTTTCGGGTCCGCAAGATGGAAAAACCTTGGTGGTACCTCAGTCTGATAAGATTGCTTTGTATTGTTTTCGGTGGTGTTGCGGGGTTCTACTTGCAGGACTCGTTCGGTCCAGCCGAAGCGCATTTTGCAGTAGCTACTGGTTGCGGTGCGGGCGTCCTCTCTACATCAATCGTAGCGGTTGTGAAGAAGAAGATTAAAGCGGCTGCACCTTCGGACAAGTAATGATACCCAGTTGGTTAAACAAAGCTTTGGGTGTCCCTATTGTTAAGTGGCTAATCGGGGCGGTTGCGCTCTTACTTGTGATTGTATGGGTGGCACTCAAGCGTATGTGGCTGCTCCAGCAACGGCTTATTGTGACACAGCAAATTCGCAACGTAGAGAACAGCTACAATCGAGAGCGTGCAAAATTGCGATCAGACCAGCTATCAAAGCTAAATGCGCTGGCACTGAAGAGGGAGCGGCGGCATATCGAGCTAGAGCGTTCGAGGCGGGTCATTCGGAAGGCGCAAAACGAGGGTGTTGATGCGGTTGCTGGGATCGTAAACAAGGCTTTTAAGGGGAAATGATGCGGTCGGTTGCGCTGATGCTTGTTATGGTTCTAGTTGGGCAAACCTCTCTAAAAGCACAGGTTTGCACTCAGGCGGTCGGAATCGAGGCTGGCGTCGTAACACCGTGCGACGGTGTGCTTTGGAGCCCTACGCACTCAGTACAGGCTGTGGAGTGCGTGTCTGTAGATCTACCGAAGTGTGTTGCAGATGTGGATTACCATAGCGGTCGGTCTGCTACTTGTCGCCAGCACATCTCGAAACTGGAGACATTGTGCGACGGGAAGATCGGCCAACTAATCGACATTGCTGAAGATGCTGCGGGCCTGAAGCCGGAGCCGTGGTATAAGAACCCGTGGCTGATGTTGGGATTAGGGGTGGTCATAGGCGGGGCTTCGGTTTACTATATTGGTACGAACTACGGGAACTAAGCATGGGTTGGTTAAAAAACATCGTTGCGCCAGACGTTATTGATCTGGAAAAAGCACGCAAAGCCGAGGTTGTGAACAAGTCAAAGGCTTGGAGCTTCGACCCAAACGAGCTACGGACAGGTCTGTACGGCGGGCCTGAAGTAGCGGAGCACCAAGGTACGCTAGGGGTCAATTACAACACACTTATGGTTATGAGCCGGGTGCCCATTATAGGTGCCATTATACAGCTTAGAACAAACCAGTTAGCTGAATTCGCGATGCCACAAATGTCGCGCTACGGCCTTGGATTTAAGATCGCGATGCGCGACAAAAAAGCCAAGACGACGACAGCAGCGGAAAATCAGATTAAGGAAATACAGACGCTCATACAGACATGTGGTGGCTACAAGTACGAACCCCAAGGTTTCGAGGGTTTCATGCGGAAGATTGTTCGAGATTCGCTCACCTATGATCAAGCGAACTTCGAGGTTGTTTACAACAAGGCCGGTAAGCCCGGAGCTTTCTGCGCTGTGGATGCGATGACAATCAGAAGAGCTATCCCAAAGGACGCCAAGCGCAAGGGCGGGGCAGCAGGTCTTGACAGCAACGATAAGGATGCTTTCGTTCAGGTTCTAGGCAATAAGCAGGTAGCTGAATTCGGAAGGCAGGAGATGGCTTGGGGGATTAGAAGACCCAGGACTTGGATGAGAGTAAACGGCTACGGCTATCCAGAGTTGGAAGAGTCGATGAGGATCATAACAAACCTCTTGAATGCGGCTGAATACAACTCAAACAACTTCACTCATGGAGTTCACGCGAATTCGATTCTGACAGTGAAGTCTGGGATGTCGAAAGAGGTGTTTGCGGCTTTCAGGCGACAGTTTTACGCAATGGTTTCCGGGGTTCGCAATGCGAAGAGAACACCGATTATCCAGCTTGACCCAGAGATGAAGGAAGAAATCTCAAACGTGTCAATGAGCCAATCGAACAAGGAAATGGAATACTCGAACTGGATGTCTTTCCTCCTTAAAGTCTTGTGTAGCGTGTACGGCCTGGACGCGGCAGAGCTAGGCTTCGTGTATGGCAACGAAGGGCAGGCGGCTTCACTCTCGCAAAAAGGGCCGGAGGAGCGAATTGTCGCGTCGAAGGAGCGTGGGTTGAGGCCGCTCGTTCGTGCCGTACAGGGATGGATGAATCAGTGGGTTGTTTACCCGGTAGACGAGGATTTTGAGATTCAATTCGTAGGTTTCGACGCTCACTCTGAATCAGAAAAGGTAGAGCTAGACACGAAGGCTGTAAAAGCGTTTAAAACCGTAAACGAAATCCGCGCAGAACACGACCTACCGCCACTCGAAGACAGCGTTGCTGACATGGTCTTAGATCCAACTTACGTGCAGTTTGCAACGGCGGGTGGAGAAGAAGAGGGCGGCGAGGAAGAAGGCGACTACGGGTCATATTTTGATGACTCTAAAGGCGACGAAGGCGAAGATGACGAGGAAAAGGGAGAAGAGGAAGTGCCCAGTGGCAAGCCGAAGAAGCCAGAGCCTCGAAAAAAAGAAGGCGACAAAGGCGACTATAATGACTCCTTTGAAGAGAAAACAGAAAAAGGGCTCCGAACGGTCACTATCGAGGTGACCTAGTGAAAGTAATCGTAAAAGAATCCTTTTCAGGAGAGCTTGACAGTCGCCACGCGGTAGAAAAATTGGAACAGGCTATAAGCGAGTTCTCAGAACTTGCTGGGTTGGGGGTGGGTAATTCGTTCCAAAAGCACACTTGTGATGGCCACGAGGTTTTGGAAAAGGCCGTAAAGACACACGACCACCGAGTGGACGCTGTCGATGAGATGGTTGAGTTAATGCGTAAGGCTTATGAGAAGCGCATGAAGGCGATGGTCAAAGACATCGCGAAGCGTGTCAGCGATGGCGTCTAATGTCCTTACCACCAAAAATAGATGACATAGTATCCGCGCACCACGATGGGTTCCTCTACGATCTTTTTGGAGAAAGCCTCGGTCTTCCACTGGAAAGGGTCGCTGAGTTGCGAAGTATGGGGATACTTCCTGATATCCCGGTACCAATTTTAGCCCGTGCAGGGCTGGACGTATTGGCTGCTCGCCCGCTCATGATGGCCATGATGATTGGTGCCGCAAAGCAGTCGATGGAACCTGGGAGGCGAAAACAGGCAGACCGATGGCCCGCAAAGAAGTGGGCCAAGCAAATCATCAGAGATGCCCCTTCGGTAAGTTCACCACCCCCGACTATCCCCTCGGTGACACCTATCGGTGGCGATACGCCTGACCTTCCACCACCACCTCCTCCTCCTCCGACCGGATCGGGAGGTGGTGGGCCTAAACCACCGGACCCACCGGACTTTTTGACCGACCTACAGAGGCACTCTTGGACGCAAGCAAGGGAGCGTGCAGGATCGTTTGTTCGAGGGCTAGGTAACATTGTCACAGCAGAAGCAGAAACAACGCTTGCGGAAGTGTGGAACGGAGAGCAAATAGAGCGCGAGACAGACGCAGATAAGCGTGCAGAGGTTGTCGATATCATTCGGGAAGAGACGGCGGCAGCCACCGCCAACAACACGAAGTGGAGATCTAGTACAGCGCAAAAGCTCGCATCAAACCTTGCACACAGGACTGGTGACTGGAGTCGCAATTGGGAGCGGATAGCGCGAACGGAGCTTCAGGGTGCGTACAATGAGGGCAGTGTGTTGGAGGCCATCGAATGGGACGGCCCAGACGCGCTCATAGCCAGAATACCTGAGCCAAGCGCGTGCGCTGATTGCCGACGTGTACACATGACACGAGATGGCAGGCCACGGGTTTTCAAGGCGAGCGACCTCATAAACAATGGTACAAATGTAGGCCGAAAACGCGCACAGTGGCAGGCTACTATCTGGCCCGTTCACCCGAATTGTAGATGCGACACGCAACACATCCCCGAGGGAATGGAGTTCGATGATGAGTGGGGGCTTGTATACAAGGCGTATTCATTCTCGCAGTTAGCGAACCTTGTAAAGGCCAAGGGCTATCTATACAAGGCAGGGCCTTTTATCGGTCCACGCGGTGGCAAGTGGGCTGACGCGAAGCATACGATAGCCTGGAAGGAAAAACAGACAACAAGGACTAAGGGGCATGAAATAGCAAGACTCCCGCCAGAGGTTCAATCAGAAATAGCAGGGGCGGTCACTTTTGTGACCCGCCTTTTTCCAGAATTGCAAGATGTCCGCGTGGTGATTGCAGATCATGATCTTGGCCATTCTCACGCCACTAAGGACAGTAAAAAAATCAAGCTCAACCCCACAACTTGGCTGGACGTAAATAAGCTAAAACAGCAACGGGATGAGGCGGCAGGGCTGGTGGTAGATGGGTCGATCAAGGGCATTATCGTACACGAGTTAGGCCATATACTGGCTGGCCGAATACTCAACGCGCTTGGATCGAAAAAGTACAACGAAATAGCGCAAAAGCACTTAGGCGTACCGCAAGATGGCTTAGATCCGTGGGGAGAGCCTGTATTCACCACGCTGTCTAACTCTGACATGCCAAGCGCATACGCTATGGATAACAGGAGCGAGTACGAGGCAGAAGCCTTTTCAGCAGCGGTATTTGGAAAAGCAGAAACGAACCCCAAGTGGGCGGCAGGGGCTGTAAACAAGTCTAAAGCGTATTGGGCAGACATGCTCCACGCTTATCGAAATCTAAGCAAGTCATTAGCAAAATCCGGTCCCTACATCGGCCCTCGCGGTGGTAAGTGGGCTGACGCCAAGCATACAATTGCGTGGAAGGAAAAGTCTAAGAGGCAGCTTAAAAGGGAGGCTTCGGAGAAGAGAAAGAAGGCGCGAGCGAGCGCAGAAGGGCCTGCGGTAGAGGCGTATAACAAGGCCGTTAAAGACCACAACGAACACGATGACGCTGGGTATGACGCAAACGCTTCGGACATGGTCGATGTCGCGTACGGCGGGTACGCACCGGCAAAAATAGACGCCATGAAGGTTTGGGCCAAAAAGGTGGGGCTAGAGGTTGGCGAAACTGATTTTTCAGGTGGAGCATCGTATGGCAGCGCGTACATACAATTGAAAGTTCCAGGCATCGGCGCGGTGGGAGGATCAGGACGGTTGGACCGGGCCGTTGTTGTGAGAATGTCGGATCACGGAAACATGGCGCGAGTTGGCGGGCGGCTGCAAACTGACACAAACATAGCGCCTGATTTTGGTTGGACTTTCATGAAAGGGATAGGGCACGCGATTGGTATCTTGCGCGAACGCTTTCAAGAGCACCTCGACAACGCAGACGACGACGATTATTTCGACCAAGACCCAGATGGCGATGCAGAGCGCAAGCGAATGGAAGAGGCTATGCCACTTCTTGACAAGCTCGGAAAGCTGTACCGAAAACCCGGTTAAAAACACACTTGTTGAACTGAAAGCCACTCCATAGTAATTTGAACTGAACAACTCGGAGCCCACAATGAAGACTTTTCAAAGCCTGAACGACATTTACAAGGCTGCAAAGAAGCCAAAGAAGGAAGAGAAGGAACCTGAAGAAGAGGTGTCCGAGGGGCAAATGTCCTTGTTTGACGGCCTAAAAAAGGCCGCAGACGAAGAAGAGGACGAGGACGAGAAGCGCGACAAGAAGCTGCAACAACGGCTCGACGAAGAGGCGGCTGGTGGCGAGGAAGAGTATAAGCGGATGAAAGAGGAAGAGGCTGAGAAGTCTTTCTCGGGCCTCGAAGGAATGGACATTGTCAAAAACATGGCCAAGGTCCAGGCCGAAATGAAGAGCGGGAAGTCCGCGAAAGAAGCTGTTCAGGCCGCATACCCGGATTACACCGAAGAGCAGGTAGAGATCTTTGTGAAGGACATGAAGAAAGGCTACGGCGTCTATCGTGCCAAGAAGGAAAAGAAGATGATTAAGTCAGACAATGAGAACACACGGCTTGTGGTGAGCCTCACAAAAGGCGCATTGGAAGAGAGCGTTTCGATCATGCGAGGTGGTCCAAGTCGAGCAGACGTGGCTACAGCGTTGGCTTCATCGATTAAGAAGGGTTTCAACATCCCTGCGGAGTTCCCAGAGATGATGTTAGACGATCTCGACACATGCTCTAACGTAGCTCGCAAGAGCTTTGCTAATGCGTGCATGATGACCGCATCGGGATACCCAGAATTGCAGGTAGCTGGCGACATGGTCGGGTACCTTGAAGAGCTTACAGAAGGATAAATTATGGCAGATTTTACGTCGCTAATTCATGGTGGGCTCAACGATCTCCGCAAGGGGAAGGGTCCGTTTATCGGACCCCGTGGCGGCAAGTGGGCCGATGCCAAGCATACAATTGCGTGGAAAGAGGACGGTGGGAAGTCGGGTGGTAAAAAGTTCAAGCCGGACCCTGAGTATAAGTTAAGCTCGGAGGGGCATAACAAAAAAGACTACAACCGTGGCCTGAAGGAGGGGATGTCTAGCACGACAATCCCGCAAACGTCCGAAAAAGATAAGAAAGACACGAGCTATATGGCTGGCCTGAAACAGGGCTTAATGGTGCAGATTAAGGCAAAAGACCACGCGAAAGCTCGCTATAAAATGCTGCGAGAAAGAGCAGACCGAGGTGAAAAGGGTGGGATTCCGAAGGGGTCTAGTGTCACCGAGAAAGTCTACATCGAGGCAAACACCGACGCCATCATGGAGAACATCCTGTCCGGCATGGAGCCGGACGGAAAGGGTGGCTACAAGGGTGGCTATAGAAAAGCCTCCACCACCTTCTCGGACCTCGCGAAAGGAAAGCCCACAAAGTATCTCAAGCGTAAACGCGGCAAGGGTGGTCGCTACGAGTACACCTACGCCGAAGACGGTAAACCTAAGAAGAAGAAGGGCCGCTTTGGGAACCTTCTAAGCACGTTGATGGGTGTCGTTAAGAAGCATCCATACGCGCTGATGGGTGAGTTTAAGTCGATGGTACGCGACTTCGATTTGGATGAGCTAATTGAGATGCGCTCCGAGATCAAAGACGCACTCGAAGCGAAACCTGAGAAGAAGGCTCCGGGCGAGAAGAAGGCTCCCAAGAAAGAAACCGCCGAAAAGAAAAAGCCAGCCCCAAAGAAAGGCCCGTCGGAGAAAGATATTCTTCGCCAGATGCTCAAGGCCATCGACAAGATGATCGCCAAGAAGCAGGAGGCGAACTCGAAGCTAAGTCTGAGGAGCTTGGTCGCGGGCTATCACAAGGGCGACACTGAAGCGATTAAAGAGCTATACAAGAGAGCGCAGGAATTGCTTCCTGGCATTCGCATCTCAGACGCTCTTAACGTGGTCGCAACGGCGGCTGAAAACTACGGGAAATTGCCGAAAGAATTTGTGGACGAGATGATTCGGGAGAACCGGGTCAAGGGCAAGAAGCCACCCGCAGCCGCTACAGAAGAGGCTCCGAAGCCCGCTGCCAAATACGAACGCTCAAAGTGGGCTGATTTTAAGAGCCAAATGGCCTCGTCTGACGGCGGCGCAAAATTAAACAGGCAATACGCGGAATTCGCGAAAAACGCACTGAAAGCCACGTCAAAGAAAGACCTAAAGCACGCCATCGAACAGGCGAAGGCAGCGAGTAGAAAGGATGACACGGTGGTCACTAGGACTGGTGTCGGGTATTCGACAGGAATCAAAGGCAAATTAAAGCGATTGCAAGCCCACTTGGAAAACAAGCTCAAGCTAGTGTCCAAGTATGGCGAGAGCGGGTTGGCCAAAGAAAGCGAAAAAAAGCAGAAAGAAAAGAAGCCAGTCACTCCGCAAGTTCCCGCGATGGAGGGCATGGCACCACTTGGAATAGCTCCGAAGCCCGCTGGCGAGGACATTGGCGTAGCCAAAGAGAGAGGCGACAACCGATACAAAAGCTCTGGCACCACCGACAAGGCCACGAATCACGATGAGATTATCGCCGCTGGCGGGGAATACCTCGGTCAAGGTGTGTACACGGATAAAGGTCCACCCAAGGCAAAGCGTGGGAAAAAGGGCAAGGTTGAGATCGTCCACCGTGGAGAAAAGAAACTGACCGATGGGACCATCTACGGCAAGGGTGACTGGGCCATCACTAAGCAACTTGAGTCGAAAAGGGTTACAGTGACAAACATAGCTACCGGGCACTCCATCGGTGGCGAGATGTCCGGGCCACAGGCTTCGTACTTGATGGACCAAGTCATGGAATTGGAAGCGAGTGGAAAGCTGGACGGGTTCGACCCAGACAATTTGTCCTCATCGTCATCAAAACCAGCGTTTGATGCTCTCAAGAAAGTCGCAGACGAAGTGCGCGAGGAAGGTAACTCTGGTATGCCTATCTGGAGCCGACGAAACAAGGCGAAACGAGAGGCTAACAGGCGGGCGAAGGTCGAGAAGCTCACCGAAGCAGCGTCCGTGAAAGGCGTCATCAGCCGCCCACTAGCCCTGGCTGATGTGAAAAGAAAAGAGCACAAGAGCGGAGAGGCCGCTCACAAGCGGGCAAGAAATTTTCAATCTACAGACGAATTCCGACTAAATCTTCAGCAGTCCATAGTAGACCGTTTCGAGGGCGAGCAGTACATGATTTCAACGGACGGCCACAGGATGGCGTTGATACCAGTATCGAATGACGTGAAACAAGGGGTGGGCTACGGCGAGGGTTCGCGAGATGCTCTGGGTGGAGGACGTGAATTTCCAAACTATAAGCAGGTCATACCGGATGACCGGAAGGCAAATGACACCCACGACTTCGACGCCGAAACACTGCTGGCGCACGCGAAGCTGGGGGCATCGACGCCGGGTGTCATGGCGGGTTACGTTCATTTATACGCAGACGGTGGTGCCCACAAAGCCCAAGCCAGTCATTCGGCTGTGATATCGCCTGAAGTTGACGAGAGGGAAAAGGGCATGGCGGGGATCGCTCTTGCGGAGTCCAAGCGCCCTTCCACTGCGGGCGAGCCCACCGGAGGCGACAGCAAGAGCATCTCGGTGAACGCAAGGTATTTGGTAGACGCCCTTGAGGGCGCAAAAGGCTCAGTGTCCGTGTATTACAAGGACAAAGGTAGCCAGATGATCATTGAAAGAGCCGATGGCGAGATACACGTCATCATGCCTGTGCGTGATGCTATGCCGAAGGACCACCCACACAGGACGGAAGAGTGGGAGGTAAGCCCAGCCAGCAAGTCCTTCACCAACTTCTCCGATCTTTTCAAAGCGAAGCCCACCAAGTACAAGACTCGCAAGCGCGGAAAGGACGGAAGGTGGGTTTACACGTATGCTGAGAAGAAGGCACCGAAATCGCGGATGGGCGCGTTCTTGAACAAGATTGTCGGCTTTTTCTCTGAGCACCACGACAAAGAGGATAACCTCATAGCGGCAGAAAAGAAGCTCATCTACGATCTGGAAACGCCACAGCTTGAGATGCTTAGGGATGCGATAAAGGCCGAACTGGCCGCGATGGAAAAGAAGCCTGTTCCGGGGGCAAAGAAAAAGAAGCCCTCAAAGAAACGCTCGGGAGCACCCGTAACAGCAGAAAAGAAGGGGCCGTCACGCAAGCAAATTCTTCAGCAACTTCTTGCGAAGATCGATGGAGAGTTGGCTGCTCGCGCAATCGTGGGCTCCGCACCAACGGAGTCCGAAGACAACTTCGAGACGATGCCTGATGAGGAGTCCATCGGGCACCGTAGAGCCCGAGAAGTAATGGCCATGACCGTGAGCGATGCTTCACGGCTTGCGAGCGAAGAGCCAGGGACTCCGTTACGAGCCCCACACCACACAACATCGACACAAGGTTTACTCGGTGAACTTGACCAAGCGCAGGGGGGCATCCTATTTCTCGACCAGATCGAGGACTTCTCCCTTGAGTCGATCAAAAAGCTCGCAGTTGCGATGCGAGACAACCCCTATGTGATGATCGGGTACAGAACCACCGGCACCGGCACCGAAACCGACAAGGTGAAGCTGAAGGCCCGCCTCGAAGCCCTGGGTGTTGATGTCAGCATGTGGGATGCCAATGAGGGCGTATCCGAAGACAACTTCGAGACGATTCAAGAGCACTATAGCGCGAAGAAGCAGCTTCTCAGAGACGTGGACGTTGTTCGCGCCTCGAAACTTAATGAGCTTAACGTGCCGTCACACTCGGAAATTATGGACCACGCGGTCAATCATTCCCATTATAGGCACGTTAAGCCAGCCTTTAAGAGTGCCAAGGAGAAAATTGACCGCCTAAATGAAGCTCTTGCGGCGCTAGGTGTAAGAGAGTGGCGGGGTTACAAAATAAAGCCGTTCGCCTCTAGCGACTTAGATGACTTAATCGCGATGAGGGATCAGATACGGCGCGATGAAGAAGCCCTAAGCGCGAGGGTGGGCTTGGTTTCGGTAGACCTTCCGTCGAATTCAATGATTGGCCGTGAGCATCCCGAGGTAGGGCCACAGATCAGGGAGGAAAGGGAGAAGTTAGAGGAGGTCAAATCGGCTATTGCAGCTTACAACAATGAGGGCACATCCGAAGACAACTTCGAGACGATGCCTGAAGCAACCACGCCCGTAAGCCAAGCGCATGAAGAGAATCGCCTGGACGCTGAGTTGCGAAGCAACAACACCAGCGAGCAGAAGGCCAACGAGAACATCTTCACGTATGCCGAAAATGCCTTGGACCCGGACTCGCTTAAATTCGTCATCGAGTGGTCAGAAAGTGGTGCTGTAGAAGACGGCCAAGAGTTCGCATCAGTCAATGAGCTTAACGCCAAATTGCAGGAAATATCCGACCACCATAGGGAGCGGTACGGTCTTGGTGGTGGCTACTTTAAGACAAAGGTCTACGCTGAACTTGAGGGCAATCGGTTCTTTGGCAACCGTCTGGACGTTACATCGGGCGGCGAAGACGTAAATCTGGTAGATCACATGACTGCGATTTCTCATTATTACCAGTCCGACAGGGGTCGAGAATATTGGTCGGCGGTTCAGGCTAACCAACGTGACAGGGGTGAAGAGACAGGCGAGCAGGCGCACGAGCGGGCGCAGTCGTATAAGAACATGGTTCAGCTAGTGCGGGACCATCAAAGAATTGCCAGTGGCTACGACATCGCAGGGGGCGACCCTCCTCAAGTAAAGTCTAAGAGAGAGTTAGACAAACTATCCGAAACAAGAAGAGCACAGGCCGATGCTTGGGAACAAGCAGAGCGAGAGGCCGAACAAAGAGCCGCCCAGGATGCTCACGCGGCTCGAACAGCAGGCTGGGAAGCCCCGCAGAGCAGGCGAGAGGTAACCAAGCGCGTTAAGCGAGCTATCGTTCAGGCGACTGGTTTGCCAGCGAAGGACGTTAGCGTTCGTGGTTCAACAGGGACCGCCTGGGGGTGGGTACGGATAAGCGGAAAAACGCAAGCAGCGCAAGCGGCTATTGATGCGTTTCAGGGAAGGACTTATTGGGGCAACATTTCTCCAGATGACTGGGACAGGGCAACGCTAGAGTTTGAAATTGGTGCGGGCATTCACACTCCGGGCTCTATCTCGCGAGGCGGCTTCACTAACTTCTCAGACCTGCTCAAATCAATAGGCCGTGCCTAATGCAGCCAGCCCAGCCCCCAAAGGATACAGCAATTGTGTGCGATTACTGCGGTTTTCGCTTGGGCGTCTGGGTTAAATCACGCCTAAAGATACACGTTCGGAGTCGGCTTTTAGTGGTAAGAAAAAGTGGACAAGCTGAGTTGAGATGTCACAATTGTAAAAGCGACACTCTACTTCCTCTTTTTCTACCTCTGGAGCAGCCATGTTCATCTGGTTAAACGTACTTCTGACTATGATGTTCCTTCCGGTTGCGCTGTTGTTTGGTAAAATTAAGCGAGTCGGGCTCTGTAAGGACGCAGTAAACGATCAGGTAAACGAAGCGTTTCCCGTGTCGAAGTGGACCCCGTATTTAGATCTTGAACCACGAGGCTGGTTTAGGTGTTGGATGGAGAGGAATGGGATCGGTGGTATGGCGTGCCTCGGGTACGTGTTTATCCAACAAAGACACGAGTTAATTGTGTTCCATGAGTGCGTGCATGTGATGCAGCAGAGCGCGGTGAGCCCTGCACTGATAGGTCTTACCTACCTTCTGGACATAATCGTGTTCCTTCCGTGGCGTGGATGGTTCAAGGAGGGAGAGGCTAAGAGGGTGTCCACGGTAGAGGTCGTAGCGTACCGGGTGACAGGGCAAGACGAGTGGTCTTCGGGACAAGATTAAATACTTGACACCGATCTTGGCCCGGACAAGAATGTGCAGAGAGGCCCGTAGTTTAGGGGCGCGAGAATCCGTGTGGTTTTTGTGCCTTTTTTTGTTTTGGTGATTTATGTACGAGAATAATATCGACGTATTCAGCGCATGGACCCCGTTCGACGTTGTCGAAAAGGGTGAGTCCGAAAGCAGTCCTAGTGGTCGTATCTCCGGTGTTGTTTCAACTGAGACGGTAGACCAACAGGGCGAGCAGGTTGTACAGAAGGGCCTCGACTGGGACTATTTCCTGAGCAAGGGTTGGTTCAACTGGGAGCACGCGGCTGGGCCTGAAAATGTTCTAGGGTACCCAGACAAGGTTGAACCCGTAGAAATCAACGGAACCCACGCAACTCGCGTAGAGGGCCGTCTCTTGATGAACAAGGCTAAGGCCAAAGAAATTTACAATACGGCGGTAAGTCTACAGAAGTCGGAATCAAACCGACGGCTTGGATTTTCCATCGAGGGTCAGGTGTTAGAGCGCGAAGGGAAGACGATCAAAAAAGCTCGTATTCTCAATGTTGCGATAACTGCTCACCCGATTCATCCAGACGCACGTTTGGAGATCCTAGCGCAATCACTCCTCGCCCGCGCCGCCTCTGTCGGCTATCAAACCCCAGCCGGTGAGGGCGGCTCTATAGCACCTTTGGTCGCACAATCTCTGGAAGGCTCAGTTTCAACTGCCACCTTCGGGGCTCGTGGTCTTGAAGCGTATTTGAAGAGCTTGAAAGAGGAAGACCTGATTGCGCTGCGTATTCTAAAGAGCTTTCCAACGCTCAATTTTGGAGACGCACATTCCATAGTAACAGACTTTTTACGAAAAAAGGGAGTCCTCTAATGAAGAAGGCAACGCAACTCCGAGAGGAGTTAAACGGCGTGCTTGCGGACGGGGAAGTAGATCGCGTAGTAAAATCCGCGATTGACGCTGGAACAGTCGAGAATGACATCGACTACAAGCCAGCGGTAGATCCAGAAGCACTCGACGTAGCACTCGAAGCCGTTAAGAAAGCGATGAATATCGCTAAAGAAGAAGTATCAACTGAGCAAGCACTAGCTCAAGCCGAAGAGATTGAGGAAGAAGTTTCCAAGTCTCTTAGCTTTGACGAAGTCGCTCTCGCAGAAGAAGAGGACTACGTTGATGTAACGGACGTTCTCGACACAATCACAAAGGGCGCAGACAGCCTTCTGAGTGAGATTCGCCACGAGCACACAGTGTTGGCAAGCGCAATCACTGAGATGACTGCTGTATACCGCGACATCGCTAAGGGCATCAACGCGCTTAGTGGTCGAGTCGGTGACCTAGAGAACGAAACCAAAGAGGTCCAAAAGGGTCTTGCCATTACTCCTGAACGTAAATCCGTTACAGGCACGTTAGAGGCAGTTCCCCACCCAGGTGACGCTCCAGTGCAGCTTGACCGCGCCGGACTCATCCAGAAGGGCCTGACACTTCTTGAAACTTCGACTGAGCCAATGAAGCAAGCAGAACTCTCGAAAGCCATTTCGCTTTTGGAGTCTGGTGCTGACATTAACGAAGTCGTAAGCAATTACCATCTTAACTAAGGAGGGCTTTCATTATGCTTTCAATGCCCCAAGCAAACGACCTAGTGTCGGTGAAGGACTTGCATGAGCTTAACAAAGCTCTCCGCAAGGCCACAGCGGCTGGCTACCAGACACCAGCCAGCCAAACACCAGACGGCAACACCACCTTTAGCCCACTGGTGCCTCAATCTATTGAGGCGACTCTCGCTTCAAAAACTTTCACTATGGACGAACTCGTTCTGTGGAAAATGCTGCCTAAACGCGCAGTTTCTCAAACCGTTCATGAGTACACCGTTGTAAATGAGCATGGTGGAGATATGGACCCATTCTTCGTGGAAGGTGGTGGTGGATATGAATCCCTCAGCACTTACGAAAGAAAGAGTCTGCGAATCAAGTACCTCATGGAAAAGCGAGAGGTTACTGACGTGGCCTCTATGGTCGGAATCATCGGCAATAACGCAAACGCTATTGCTGAAGCCACCGAGCGTGGAACCATCTCTCTTTTGAGCAAGTTGGAGAAGCAGCTTTTTATCGCTGACTCCAGCATCAACCCACTTGCATTCGATGGTATCGATAAGCAGATGGCTGATGGCGCTCCTAACAATGTCAGCAACCTTGCTGGTGATGACCTTACTCCAATGAAGTTGCAGGAAATCCTGTCTGGCTCCTATGCCGAGCCAAACTTCGGTAAGCCATCCGTAGTTCTCGTTGAGCCTCGCGTACACGCGCAGCTTATTGAGCAGGCTACTGCTTATGGTCGCCACGACATGATGGGCACGGGACAGGGAACAATGACCTTCGGTCGTTCCGACCTCCGCATCTCGGTGCCTTACGGTACTGGTTCCGTACCTGTAGTTGGTTGCCCGTTCTTGTACCCAGAAGGTGCACCGAACGCAGCCGCTGTTGGTACTGCACCGACAGCACCTTCTGCTTTCAACACCCCTACCGTTGCAACTCACGCTTCTTCCCTGTTCCTCTCCGGCGATGCCGGAACTTACTACTACCACGCGGTAGCAGTAGGACAGGGCGGTAAGTCAGCACCGATTGTGTCGGCTGCTATAACAGTAGCTGCTGGTGAGCGAGTATCCGTTGGTATTAACGATGACGCCCTTGCTACACCAGTAAGCGGCTCCGAGAACACTGCAAGTATCTTGTACTACAAGATTTATCGCAGCACGACCGGCGTCCACGCTGATGCAAAGTGGGCCTTCAACGTCAAGAAAGCGGATACCAGCAGTGACACCGCATTCAACGATGACAACCTTCACCGCCCTGGCATGTCCAAGGCGTATGCTCTTCAGATGACTCCAGATGTAATCGAGTGGGTAAAACTTCTCGACTTCATCCGTCGTCCTCTTGCAGAGGTGAAGACCACTAAACCATTCTTGCTCATGCTCTTTGGTGCGCTAAACATCAAAGTTCCGACCAAGAACTGGCTTATCCGTAACATCAAGACTAATCCTTGATGTTATAGTACTATGAGTTAGCCGCCTCTTCTTAGCGGGGGAGGCGGCTGCTTGTGTGCTTTTAGTGTTAATTAACCTGGGAGGAAGTACCGATGGCGGTAATCTGGAAACATAAAACAATTCGCAACAGCACTGTTGTGGTTGGCTCTGAAACCTATCAGATTGATGGAGAAGGCGTTTTGTCGCCTGAATTGTCGGAGCCAGCATCAACACGTTTGCTAGGTATTCCCGGCTATTCGTGTTCGCGAGTGCCCGATGCGAAGCCAAAAGAAAAACCTGCGCCGAAGAAAAATCCAGCAGCCAAAAAGGCTGCCCCAAAGAAAAAAGCGGCTGCAAAGCCTAAGAAAAAATAAGGAGAATTCTCATGGCCGATCCTACCGGAACCAACATGACAGCCGCGAAAGCCAAGGCGATTGACGCGACTGACCCTGCCCTCTACGAATTACGTCTTTGCGAGCGTGTGCAACAGCTTCGCACAGACCACGAAAACCCAGTTCTCAGCACTGTGTCTGCGCCTGCGAGCACCACAAC